CGTTCTTCCTTAATTTTCTTTACTATTGTTCCTTTCTTACTCGGACATATATCAATATCAATATCACCTAATTCAACTCGTTCTTCATTCATATAACGAAAGAAGGGGAGCTTCCATTCAATAGGATCAAGCTGAGTAATACCTAAGAGATAATGATTCAAAGCTGCACAAGAACTACCACGACCTGCACCTACAAGAGAACCACAATCCCACATCATGTCGATATAATATTTCAAGGTGATTGGATACTTGAACATATTCGTTCCAAGTTTTTCACCAATAATTCTCTTTACTCTTGCTTCTTCTTCAAGTTCATTATAATAGGTTTCGTTATTTAATTCTTTTGCTTTTAAAGTGTTAAAACATTCATTTACCCAATATCTTTCATAAATATCATCTGACTCAAACATTCTGTTAAGTTCAGGATAAAATGAAGGCTTTACTGTTGTATCTTTTAAATAATTTTTAACAGGTACACTTGGAATAGTTTGACTATGAAGAAGATCATAAGTTTCAATTTTCATCATTAAATCAATACTATTATTACAACAGTCATCTACATTAATTTCACTCGGCTCAAGATTTTTTCTTAAATCTTCTTCATCCTGCAAATAAGAATATTCATAAAAAAGGTCTGTTTCTCTTTCTCCGCCTTTTGAATTCAGATATGCTTTATGAATATATCTATCTTCCTTTTTAAGATAATGACTATCATCGCCAATTACAATAGGAATATGATATAAATCAGATAATTTATGAATCATTTTATTAACGACAATCTGATCGGAACTCGCGGCCGGGGCTATTTCGAGATAGAAATCATTATTAAATAACCTTTTATTAAATTCAATAAAGTTTGTTATTTTATTATAAGACTCTACTTCTAATTTTTTATCTCCGATTGTTCTTGCTTTAGTTAAATCTAAAATTGAACTTCCTAATTCACCGCCGATACAAGCTGATGTAGCAATTAAATGGCCGGGATTTTCTTCAATAATAGTTTTTAATTCTTCTTTTAAAGTTGGGACTCTTTCCATACCTCTATCCCAATAAGAACAAAGCCATGCCCTTGAGGACAACCGCCGCAGTTGTTTATGTCCTTCTTTATCTTTTGCAATTAAAATATAATGATAATATTTTTGATTCTTATCTCTTGTATCTGTAAGATAAATTTCATTACCTATTGCAATTTTAAAATCAGGATTTTCTTTTTGAAGTTTACATATACGAATAGACTGGGCTATTGTTTCATGGTCAGTAATTGCCAATCCAGCTAACCCAATCTCTTTTCCTCTTTCTATAAGGTTTGGTAACTTATTAATACAATCAAGTAAACGGAAGTTTGACATTTCCGTATGATTATGTGGACTAAATCTTAACAATATCGTTACCTCTTTTCATTAATCTATATTTATTATATCATAAATTTTATAGATTGTCAATCTAAAGTATCAATAGTAATATATTTATCTATTAAATTATATTTCTTTTTTAACTTTTCTATTTCAACAGCAAGATATATTTTATTAGGACATTCTTCTATAGAAAAAAAGAATATCTGCTTCATTTTATCTAAAGGATTATTATATGTTACTTTCCAGTATTTCATATTTATCTTCATTTTATTATAAATCAATATTAAGGACTTTTTTTACATAACATTCATTACAATAGAATTTTAAAATAGTGTTTTCATTGTATGTAATTTGATTTATATCAGGAATAAAAGAATCACTCCAAAAAGTTTCATTAAAAATTCCCATCCCTATATTTTTATTACACTTACAACATTTCATTTCAATAAAAATAGTTTTGTCTTTTTTCATACTTCATACTTACCTTACTATAACAAGTTTATCTATTGCTTTTGCAACAATTATATAAAGTCAACAAGAGGCTTTGTTAAAATATAAATTTGATAAAAATAACTTATGTATATTTTTATTAGTAATACCTTGGATAATACATTGATAATGGTAATGACGCTAACATTTGATTAAAATATATTTTATCATTTAATTTCTCTTGTAACATTTTAAATTCCATATCGTGTAATCTTAAATCTGCAAGTATTTTTGCTTGTACTTCAGGAGAAGGCTCTTCATCTGCTTTATAATATTTTCGCATAATTTGATTTTCTTCAGATAATTGTTTCATATCAATAATTTGAGCATTTAATTTATCATTAGTATTTTTTAAATTTTTGTTTTCTTCTCTTAATTCATTAATTGTTTCTTGTAATTCATTACAAGTCTTTTCCCAAGATTTTAAATCGCTTTCTAAGTTTTGAATTTTATTTTTATATTTAAATAACATATATTATTCTCCTATTAAATAATATCTATATTTACATCCTACTTTCATAATATTCTTTTTCATTTTCTGGTGTAAGAAGAAATCTAGTAGTTTCTAATTTTAAATCATCTAATGTATATTTTGTATCATATGGGATACGAATAAGAGGAATATTATTATCAAAACAATATTTATTTTTAATTAAATCATGTTTTTTACATTTATAAAAATCAAAAAATTTTGTATTCTTAAAATGTTGCTCTCCATCATATTCAACAATATATTTGTCATTTATATAAAAATCAAATGGCAAATATGCTTTATCCATACAATCTTGAAATTTTTTATCATAAATAAATGAAATATTTTCTTTTGTTAATAAATCATAAATTTTTTGTTCATCTTTAGATTTACAATTATTTTTTAAAATATACTCTTCTAATGATAAAGATTGATTATTATGAGTACATCCACAAGTATCTGTTGTATGTCTAACACTTGTAGGAAAAGGTTTATGACATATCTTACATTTTGCAATTACTATTGTACTTCTATTATTATCAATATAATCTGTTTTATATAAAATAGTAGCTCCACCATAAGTTTTTTCTTGATATTTAGTTTCTATTGTTCCTAATCTATTTGCAGATTTAAATACTTTTTTTTGTAAGCAGCCACAACTTCCTACATGATCTTGAACATTACCTATTAATTCATTTTTTAGTCTATATGGTCTATTTACAATAATAATATTACCACAATCACATTGACATTTCCAGCTTGAGCCTATTTTTTCTATTAAAGTTAACTTATTAATTTTCATTCCAGACTCTAATATAATTTCATCTCTTAATTTTTTTATTTCTGGATCTGAACTTTTTCTCAATGCCATATTTACCTCACAATCACTAATTTATCTATTGCTCTTGTAGCAGCCGTATAAAGCCAACGGGCATGCTCTTCTTTATCAAAAGGAAATCTTTCTTCAATAACTAACACCTTATTCCATTCACTACCTTGTGCCTTATGACAAGTAATAGCATATCCATAAGTAAATTCATAAGGCACTAAATGAGAAAAACGATCACCTTTTCTTAAATTATAAATAGTCTTATTATCTAAAAATCTTTCTCCAGTTAATATTTCTGTCTTATCCATGCGTAAGACTCCATAATCTGCATCTGTATCAGAAATAAAATTAGCACAAAGTACTGGAACTATTTTTCCCCCAAAAAAATAAGGCAATTTATGAAAAGTTGGATAACTATTATTAATAAAGCCAATAGTACCATTAACGAGATAATCACCAGTATCAGCAATATTATCCCAATAATTTCTTAAACAAATTACTTTATCTCCATCTTCAGGATTATCACTTCGTTGAAGTAGGGTTCTCATAGTGTTATTCATTTCAGTTCTTGTTTTGTTAGTGCCAGATATAATTTGATCTGCCCATAGCATCATACCTGTACTAAGCTTTGTTTTATCATAAACTTTTACGTCATGTCCATTAAATAACTCTAATCTTTTTCCTGCTCGAATATCTAGAGTAAGACGGATAATTTCTGAATCCATTTCTTGTCTCATTATTTCATCAAGAAAGATATGTGGATGATCGAGAAGATGATTATCTTGGTCATCATCAACTGGTGGCAACTGAAATGGATCTCCTAAACAAATAATATAAGCTCTATGAGAAAAAAGTAAATCCATAATTTCTTTAGGTGCCATTGATACTTCATCAACTACAACTACTCTATACCCTATATTTCTTTTTTTAATACGAATAAAAGTTCCATCTGGCTTTGGTTTAGAGTCATATAAAAGTTTATGAAGAGTCATAGAATTTTCATTACCTTTAGAAATTAACACTTGCGCTGCTTTTCCTGTATATGTTGCATATACAACATCTATATCGGGATCAATTCCAGGTAATGATTGTATAATAAATTTAACAAGTGTACTTTTTCCTGTTCCCGCATAACCTGATATTACTGTATATTTTTCGCCATGATTAAATCTATCAATAGCTATTTTTAAACCCTCTTCTTGTTTTCTTGTTAATGTAACTGACATTAATCATGCTCTCCAATAGCTTCGTTTAAAATTTCACAAAATCTTGCTATATCTCTATTCGCTCTTTCTCTATAAGTTACCCAATCTCTATTTATATTACGCTTCCCACTTTGACAATCTCTTAAATATTCATATTCTGCCATTTGTTCTCTAGCTCGAATATATCTATAACAGAGTGAATCATATAGGTATTCTTTTTCTTTAGTATTAAGAGTAAATTTTATTCCATTATTATTTAATTCTACCTTTTTAATATCCATAACGTATTTTTTCCTTTTTTATTTTTTCTTTTACTTATTATATTATAACCTAAAATTTTATATTTGTCAAGTTTAAAAATGGGCAAAAAAA